CCGATGTTGGTGGTTTCAAAACTCATGTTAAGCACGGGCGAGCCGGCACCGGAACCGGGAGCGGCGCCCATCGCTTCACGAAGACCAGTCGCTTCAACACCAAGCTTGCCGTCTGCACCGCGCTTGAGGGGCATGATCGCCTCAGGGCCAGCTTCACCCATGACGCCTGACTGCATGGCGCCACCGTTCGCAAACTTGAACAGAGTTGGGCGATTGACGACACCACCCTTGGCAAATTTGGCAGTGCCATTGACAAAGCTGGCACCATTGGCCGCAGGTGTAAGGCCTGCAAGTGCCTGTGTATTCATAAAATCCCCCGTAACGGCACCACCCCCACCCCCACCCCCACCCCCACCACCGACGACAGCACCCAGCGCCTTCAAGATGGTCTGCAGGATGATCATCGTCATCTGCTTGGCAATAATCTTGGCCGCCATATCCAAGAAATACTCAGCGGTGCTCTGGAAGAAGCTACGCAGCGCCTCTTTCGCGCTCATGCTTCCGCTGATCAAGCCTTTAAACGAATTGCCAAATGCGTCACCGATTGCGGTGGCGGCGCCGACGACTTGATTGCCAAGATTCAGCAATTCGTTTAGCTCGCCTTTGACCTTTGTGATTGCATCGGAAATAATTTTGCCTGGATCATCGCCACCTTGAATACGTCCAAGCTCTTCTTGGCCGGCGCCGCGAATGCGCTCTAGCTCTTTGCGTTGCCTTTCGATTTCATCTGCAGAAGCGCCATCAGCCTCTGCCTTGGCAAGTGCAGCTTCAGCAGCACGCAACGTTTCTTCGACGACACGCTTCGTCTCCAGATACTGCCGAGCTGTTGCGGGCAAGCTGCCTTGCATAATCAGCTCGCCATACTCACGCTCAAATGCAGCGCGATTCTTGAATTCGTCAACCTGCTTGGAGATTTGCTCCATGCTCCTCTTGAGTTCTTCGGTTGCCTTTTTCTCTAGTTCTGCAAGAGCAAATGTCAATCTGCTGTTTTCTTGCAATGAATCCTGCTCAAGGATACGCAATCTCAGCGCTTTGTCTTGAGCTGGAATCTTATCTAATTCAACCTTGGCGGCTTCCGTCACCAGACGTGTCTGCGCTTGCAATGTTGTCAGCATTGCCACAAGCCGCTCGTCACCATCCAGTCGCGCTTGCGCAATCATGGATTCGGCTTCAAGCATTTGCTCGCGCAGATGCAAATCAAGCCTTAGCTCTGCAGCGCGGCTTTCCGGGCCTTTAGCGCCTTTAGCGCCGGCGCCGGCACCTGCTACGTCGCCACCGGGAAAACTAAAGTCCAGCCCAGCTTGCGATGCTTTCTTTGCGTCAGGAATAGCATCAATTAACGCGCGATAATTTATTTTTAGTCGAGTAATAGATTTTTCTGTTGCATCAATTTGCGTTTTTAACGTTTTGTTTTCTTGATTCAATCCGCTGTAAGTGCTGGTTTGACGCTGCGCTGAACGCTCTCGAAGCGCCTTAAGATTTTGCTCTTCAATATCAAGGGCTTTTGCGACATCATTTGCATTGCGCACAAGCGTCTCATAGCTTGCAGCGCTGCCGCCAATTGATTGAATAAACTGCTCTCCTCTTGGTAGTGTGGCCTCTTGCGTAAGGCGATCGCGCGCAGCTTTAATGTCGTTAAGAGTTTTAATAACAATGCCTGCTCCCACGATTGCAACTGTTACAATAATTGGCGCAGCCAATGATGCGGCAATTGCTTTTACAGTTGTACCAAACGCAATCATTCGAGTTTGCGCCGCAGCGGCTTGAGCAGTAGTAGCAGTGAATCCATTCTGCAGCGCCAAGAACATTGTTTGCACTGGCCCTCGAAGAGCGGTAAACACCTTGATGGCCAAACTTGCGGCTGCAAATTGCGCTGCAAGTTTTGCAATTTCAAGAATTACAGGGCCAGCACTTACTAAAAACTCAGCAATTGCGCGCGCAGCGCTTGCAATGTTTTTTGCAAAATTAACAATTTCTTTTTCATTTTCCGCCAGCACTCTTGCAATTAGCTCTTGGAACTGCGCGCCAATAGGCTGCAACTCGCGACCAATCGCCTCACGCAATCTTGCAAAGGTGACCTGCATGCGATCACCGGCCGACTGGCTGCTAGCGGCAATTTCGTTTGCAGACTGACCATAGCGACGACTCAGCTCTTGCACGAACTTCATGAAGTCGTTCAAGCTGACCTCGCCTTTCGACAGCATTTTGTCCAGCTCTTGTGGCGTCTTGCCAATCGACTCAGCAAAGATCGAGAACGCACCTGGCATGCGCTCACCAATCTGTTGCCTAAGCTCTTCAGCGCTTACCTTACCCTTGCCAAAGACTTGAGACGTGGCAAGCAACGCACCTTGCAAATCCTGCAGCGATCCGCCAGTGCCTCGAATACCAGCGGCGATACCCTCAAAAGCAACCTTGGCGGCATCAACATTGCCGCCTGCGCCCACAACAGATGCCGCAAGCTGGGTGAACTGCTTGTTTAGCTGATCCTGAGGGATTGCTAGACGACGACTGGTTGCATCAATAAACTGCAGGCTGCTGTTGTACGCCTCCTGCGACCCAACCACATTCCGCAAAGCAATCCGCTGCTTGTCAATTTCAGCAGTGAATTCTGCCATCGCGCCAAGCGACTGGCGCATGATGCCGATCTGCGCACCGGCAGCAGCGCCGGCAAATGCACCTGGGACTCCGCCAAGCGCTGTACCAACTGCGCCACCGATCGCGCCTTCAGGGCCGCCAAAAATGCCGCCACTGATAACTGCACCAGCCGCCTGGGTGGCGCCCATGGGGCCTAAGCCACGGCGTCGTAACTGAAACTTCTGTAGGCGACGATCAAGTTGTTCAATCTCGCGGCCAGCTTGTTTGAAGCCCGCACTGGCTGGATCAAGTTGTGCCCTGAGCTGCTGCCATGCACCACGCTGTGCCTGCAGACTTGAAATGCTCCCGTTAGAGGCGGCTGTTGCACTTTTGATGGAGGCAGCCACTTCGTCGTAGCTGCGACCCATCATCTCGATGTTGGAGATGATCGGTTGCATGCCGATTTGTCCAATCTGCTGAAACAAACCACTGATCTCGCGCATCGGGCGCTCGATCGGCAATGGCTGACTGGTGCCTGGAGCTCCACCAGCAATAATTGCTCCCGTGCTGGGATCGCGGAAGCCGCTACCCGCACCGCGACCCCTGTAATACTCTTGAATGCCGCGCATTTTCTCTGCGCGACGAATTGCAGCATTCTCTGCAGCCGCATGACGGTCGTAAGCCGTGGCAACACCAAGGATGTTGCGTGACAGCTCCTCTTGAATTCGACTGATTTGACGTGCTGTTTCGGCGTATTGCTCGCCACTGCGGTCAAGATTGTCAAAATCTTGCGTCAGCTCAGCAAGCTGCACACGCAGGGCCGCCGTCGTATTCGGCAACGCCTGCTGTGGCGTCATCGCTGCAATCAATGGCGCACCAACTGCTTGCGCACCCGCAATGGCACCCTGCCTTGCTTGGGCGCGACCGAATGCGGTCTCGCGAATCGTGATCTCAGTCAGCGCGTCGCCGTAAGCACGGGCACTGACACTGAGCTGGGCCAGCTCACGATTTAGCGCTGCAAGCTGAACGCGAAACGCTTCCGGCCTGCGCGCTGGAAACTGGTTAGCGATCTGCGCATCAGTCTGTCGCGCAACTCGACCAACCTCTTCGTAATCCCCCCTCAGTCTCCTAAGAGTATCGCTTAGCCGGTTAACGTCACCAGCAAGTTGCCTGTAAACATTGCTGCCAATCGTTGCCTGGGTCTGCAGACCCTTGAAGGCATCGATCTGCCCCTGAATCATCTGGATGCTCTGCTTTCCAGCAGATGACATATCCAGAATTGACTTGCGAACCTGCGTGATCGCGCTGTCGCTAGGCCCAATTGCCTTCTGAAGATTGCGGAACGACGAGCTGAGATTATCGAGGCCCTCTAGCCCCTTAATCCCAAGCTCAACAATTAGCTCCTCAATCTTCTTAGCCATTCCCCTTGTCCTTGTGAATTTCGGCTAGGGCGGCTGCTTCCATGGTGCGGAGGTCTTCGAGCATGGTGCGCCTATCCTTCACATTGTAGAGGTCAAACAAGCCGCCAGAACACAGCAGCACCTCATACTTCATGCCCGTGTAGCCCGCCATGCTGACCTGCCACTGCGTTCCCATGCGCAGAAACATCATGACGGACTCCCAGTTTTCTTCCCACACGACACAGCCCTCGGGCTCGACCGGCTTGGGCGTTTTGGGCAGAATCAGTCCAAATGCCTTGGCGTCATCGCCTGTGTCGTCTTTTACCTGCTGCGCTCCACCTGCCCAGTAGACCGCAGCCTCTTTTAGTTTCCCTCCCGTGCCGATTCAAATGTGCCGGTATAAGCCTTGAGCACACCACGAATCCAGTACGGATCGTCCGCGAACTCCTTCAACATCGCTTGAGAAAACGGCACTGCTTGGCCGTCCTCATCGCTGATGCCATCCCAGCCGACCAAGACGGCTTGCAGCATCTGCACGTCGCCCTTCTCGCTTAGCTTGGCGAACTCGCTACGCCCCAAACGCTTGAACACTGCGTCAAAGGTGCTTGAGTCAAAAGTCCCGCCGTCGGAAGGCTCCTCAACCGTGACAGGCCACTTGAATGTCTTGACCTTTTTGCGGATAAATGCCACGAGAATTACGTTGACTGATCGAACTCTACATGAAAAAGCCGCCCCGCGTCCCCACGAGGCGGCAATCCTTGCTCAACCGATTAAGCGTAGACGAGACGGAACTCGTCGTTACCAACGGTGCTCGGCACAGCGGTGAAGGGGATTGACAGCATGTGGATGCCGTCTTGGTCTTCGTAGCTGGGGTCGCCGATGTCCACGCGAGTGGAATACAACGAAACAAGGTTGCCGGCAGTACTGCCGTGGATGAACGACAGGTCGCCCAGCGTTCCATCAGACAGTGCTGCAGTGAAGTAATCCTTCTGAGCAATCGTCGGAGCTTCGATCACCGTCGTGCCAGTGGTGGCGCGGTTGGTGATATTCACCTGCTTGGTGCAGGAAATCAGCTCGCGATACAGGATCTCGTTGCCCAGATCCATGCTCACTGACTGCAGGCACCCGGTGTAGCTCAGCAGGCTGAACGCACCAGTGTTGCCGTTCTTGAAGATCAAAGGCGTTGCCTGATCTGCATAGGTGACAGCAGGAGCGGCAGTGTCGGACGGCGGGTTATAGATCCCGGTCATCGTGAAGTCGATCGTCGGAATTTCTCCGACGTTCGCATTCAGAGTGAACGTGCCACGGCAACCGGTGAGCTTGTGCAGCACACCGTCGATGTTGTAGTGGATTGTGACCGAGCTGAACGTAGCGCTCACAGGGGTGTAGACCGTTTGAAGGCCAATGCTGTAAACACTGGTGGCATCAAACGTGACACTACCGGTCAGCGGACGCAGGGTTGCAACCTTGGTGGAACCGACATAGCCGGTGATCAAAGCGATTGCGCCACTGCCCAGGCCACCAGTGATGCGAATGATCTGACCGGTGTAAGCATTGTCGGTTGCGCTGGCGGTGTTCTCCAGTGTGATGGTGTTGGCGCCGCCTGCATCAGCGGTGCCAGTCACAGCAGGCGTCACAGCGGTCTCAGCCATGCCGCATGCCTTCAGCACCGAGCCGTAGCGCGGAGCCGTGCCAGCAGTGCCGCTGCCGGCCATCTCAACGCTGAATGTGCATTCAACGCGAGTGTTGGCAAGAAGTTGCTCAGAAGCACCCAGGTAAGGGCGAATCAAATCGCGGCTGACAACATCGCTTTGCAGCGGAGTGATGCTCAAATCACGAACCAGAACGGCATCAGCAGCGCCGGGGCTTGGATCAGTCCCGTACTGGGTCTCCGTCTCCGCCAAAATCAGGCGTTTGCGTGTCAGAAGTGGCATCGGAAGTTACCTCTTGGGTTTCAATTTGCCCCGCCATTTCCGGGGGGAGGGTGCATTGCACAAGCGTGCGAACGCCAGTCTCAGAGTCAAGGATGTACGAGCCACCCTGCCCCTGGTACGCATCTACAACAATAGGCTCAGGGGCTTGGTACTCCTGCACCGTTCGACGACGTGAACTCATTGGGTTAGGTCTCCAACTTGCGTGCGGTAAAGCACGTCGTACTCACATGAGATTACTCCAGCAGGCTGATCAGCCTCGACAATGTTGAAACTGGTGAGCACTGGCTGCACGTCAATGGCAATGCCGCCAAGTGTCAGATCAGCCATGATCCGGCTGTGCAAATCCACAATCGTTGGATCGGCCACTTGATCTGGCACCGTCGCGCGCACGATCACCACCACACGCACCCGTAGCGTTGCGTCAAGCTTGGGCAGGCTTGTGTTCTGCTCATAGTTGATCGTCGCCGGCTCCACCACGATCGCGGGCGTCTCGTTGCGCGCCATCGGCTCGACGCGGCTGCGGTACACCCTTGTGCCCACACCAGCCGTGCCCTGCAGCGCCGTGTAGATCGCGGCAAGGATCTGTTCTCGTTTACTTGTCATTGAACAAACTCGGCGGACCGGGGTCGTGTCCCCCCTTCAGTATCGCAACCGCACGCTGGTAGTAGTAGCAATTCGTCTTCCCCGCACGCTCCAGAGCCTCCTTGACCTTCGCCCAGTTTTCGCGGGTGCGGGGATCCACCGTTACAGCACCTCGCTAGCCAAAATCCTGGCGCGTTTCAGGCTGATATTTGTAGCGCCGGAATGGTTGGCAATAAACAGTGATACCTCTGCGCCATTGGCGACTTCAATCATCCAGCTTGTAACCAGCTTGGCTTCTTGGCCGCCGCTGCCGGTAAATGCACGGCATTCGGTTTCGTCGATCGCAACGCCGTTATACGCCAGTTTGATGCCAAGGATTTGGTTGTTGCTGGCGGTGGCGTCGATACTGCCGTAGAAGCGCAGCAGCTTGGTACTGCCGCTGGTGTTCTTCAAGCCAAACGCATCAACAGTGCCAAGCGTCATGCCGTTGGCAGTGGCAGCATCGAAGATGCCAGTTAGGCCAGTGGTGACGTAAGTGCCCTGCGTAGCAATGGTGATGGTGCCGGTGTCCATCTTGCTGGCTTGGCCGCGCACCATTGGCGGCCCACTGAACGCATAGGACAATGCACTCCAAGTTGAAGTGCCATTGCCCACCTTGCATCTAAGCGTGTCAGTCTCGATGCCGGTCTCGCCAACCAGCAGAACAGGGTTGGCAGCGGTCCATACTGCTGCTGTATCGCGCCGTAACTGAATCCGAGCAATGCTGCTCATGCGCCGCCACCATCAAGCACGTTACCCTCAGCGTAATCGGTACTTGCACCACCACCGTCAACGCCAGAGTCGAGCTGCGTGACATACGCCTCACCTGGCTGGCCAGCAGCGCCATTTGCATCAAATGGTGTCGTTACAACTTGATACGAAGTCTCAAGAGAACGCTGCAGCATTATCTCGACAAAACGACCATCATCAATAAACTGCACATTCCGAACTGTGTACCCCGCCCCATTTACCAATACCTGAGAGCCGTGCGATAAATCACCGAAATCAGACGCCTTCGCGGTGACCTTGTAATCAGTGGTCAACACCACCCCGTCGGCAACGATCTCGCTTGGCATGTCAAAAATGCCAATGCCCGTCACACCTCCTGCGGTGACTTCAACACCGAAGTCGGCAAGAAACAGATCCAGATCTTCGGTGAATGCCATGTGATCAGGTTAGCGCGGCCAAAGAAAACCCCCAAGCGTTGCCGCTCAGGGGTCATTGCTTCTTCGTCAGATCAGCCGTATTTTTTCGCGCCCACGCCGTTGACGGAGTAGACGTGAGTAGAGGTGTCAACAGTTGAAATAGCCTTGATGAAACGCTTGGCAGCGCCCTTGGGAAACACCAAGAACTGCTTGGAGGCAGTGGTGCTTGCCTGAGCAAATGCAACAGCGCCAGAGGCCTGCTCAACGCCGCCACGGCTGAACACAGTGGTGACATCGGTGTAGTCGCCGCCTTCGGTGTCGCTCGATTGGATTTTGACATCCAGAGTCGAGGTGCCACCACTGGCGACATCAAGGATGATCACGAGGTCACCCTCGTAATCACGCACGTCAATAGCAGTGCCGTTGAGAGCAGAAGTGCGGGAGGCGGTAGGAGCGAGAGCGAAATGCTCAAGCTTCTCCAGCCCAACAGAGAGAATGGCCATGATCAGTCCTTTGTAAGGGGGGCAGTGACGCGAGCCTTACGGACAGGCTTCGCAGGTTCACCCTCAGGCTCGACCATGACGGCCGGCTCGGGTGTGGGCTCAGGCTCAACCGCTTTCGCGGCTTTGCTCAGTCCTATCAGCAGATTTGCGGTCGCAAGATCAACCTCGATAAAGGAGCCGGCCGAAACCAGCTCCCCTGAGATCATGACCGCACGCAGGATCTCGACTCTCATGATCAGGTGCCGACGCAGAAGGCGCCAGGCTGCTTGACGGCCACATCCACATCCTGCAGAGCAATGATGCGAACGGTGCCGGCAGTAGCGCCAGCGTAGGGATCAACGGTCAGGTCAAGACCAGACCACATACCCATGATCATCATCGAGAAGTCACCAAACAGAGCGTCGTTGCTCAGCAGTTGGTTTGACACAATCACCGGATAACCGTTGATCTCGTCGTTCTCGTACACGAAGCCAGCAGCCACAGCAGTGCTGGACTTAGCAACGCTCTTCAGTCCGCCACGTGAGGTGGAGTTGATGATGTAGCGCAGGCTGCCTGCATCAGCGTTGGCAGCAGCAACATCGGTTTCCATCGCGATGTACTCGGCGAAGGTCCCAACACCAGTGATGGTCTCACCGCCGACGCCGTTGGTGTTCACCAGACCCAGGGGCTGGTTGGTGGAGCCGGTGCCGTAGATGGCAGCGCGATCCAGCTCAAGCGCGATCACGCGGGCGAGGTCATTGCGGACCATGCCTTCAACGTCGATGCTGCTCTGGAGCAGCAGGCGACGGCTGTAGTCCACAAAAGCCCCAACGGTCTTGGGGGTCATGTTGACCTGATCGATGGCCTGCTGGCTCTCGGTCGGCGAAGCGTTCTCGCCCACCCAGTAAGCAGTGGCAGCAGAGGTCTGCCGGGGGATGCTGATGTTGCCCTGCAGGCCGCTCAGCATGGTCACGCCAGCTTGAGCGACGGCCAGACGGTTACGCAGCAGGTCGATGAACGAACCGGCCAGCAGCTCATCAGCAACCAGGTTGCCGCCAGCGGTGGGGGTGCCCACCACCAGATCGCGACGCAGCACTTCGTTCGGGATCACGATCCCGTTGCTGGCGCGCTCGTACTTCTTGGAAGCAGCCTTGCCAACTTCAATTTCGAACTCAGCGGCCCGACGAGCGGTGGCATCGCTGGGGTTCGCCAGATAGTTGAGGGCGCGAACGAAGCTGAAAGAGCGGGTCTCCTTGTCGGAGAGGCCAACATCATTCGAAGTGATGTCGGCAGAACGGATGGTTTGTTCCACAGTGTTTTGGCCGAGTTTGTCGAGAACAGCAGCACGCGCCTCATCGAGGGTGCGGCCACCGTCGATCAGCTCACGAGCTAGGTCTTGCATCTGGTGCTTATCGCCCAGTGCATTGATGGCGGCGATGCGGTTGCGCTCGGCCTCAGCGGCCTTGGACCGGATCACCTCCACGTCAGGGGTGGTGTTTTCCATGGGGGTGGGAGTCGGTGATGCGGCGGGGGCCGCTTGACTACGCACTTCATCCACGATGGATTCAGTGGTTTCGTCTTCGATCTTAGTCTCTTCAGGTTGCATAGTTTCCTCCGTAAGTAGAGAGCGTCCCATGCCAACCGTAGGGTCTGCAGGGATAGAAACAACGCTGATTTCGTAAGGCGACCAGCGCGTGGCAACCATTGACCCTTCGCGCTCTTCCATTTCATCGATGGAATAGCCGAAGCTCACACCACGCAAAATGCCGTCACGCACGTCATCCAGCACCTCTTGGGCCAGTTTGTTGCGGGAGAAACGCACCTTGGCGTAGCCGCGCTTCTTCTTCCCGTCCACCCAAGCGCGTTCCACCACGCCAACGATCCGATCGGGATCATGGTTAAACAGCAGCGGCGCGCCATCGTTCAAACGCTCCAGCGCTGCAGCACTCATCTCATGGCTCAACACCTCGTTGCCGAAGTAACGCGCTACTGGATATTCAGAGCTGAACGGGAACTCCATCGTTCGCTCGCCCAATGCCCGGAACTCGGTCACCTCTGACCGGTGCATCCGCTTCTCGCTGCTGCTGCGCAGACTGTTGATCTTCCGCAACGTACTGAAGCGATGCCCCACCAGCGTCTCAGTCGGGCGCCACTCGCCTTCTTGCTCGCGGAAGATGCGGATCAACGCAGCGGGATCTTCCTCGCTTGCATTGATGCTGAACTCACTGTCAGGCACGCCCAGCGTCCCCTCACGCATCACATGCTCGATCTGACCGCGAGCCATGCCGCCGGAGCTATTCCATGACACGAAGTCGCCTTCCTTGAGGTCGCCGGGCTCAGCACGCAGCTCGCGCTCGCCAGTGGCTTCCTCGAACTCAAGCGCGTCGTAGTCGTTCTCCTGCAGCCATTGACGCGCCTGTTCTGCGGTGAACTTGTCCGCGCGGAACCGGATCGCCTGCAGCTCGGCGCCCTCCTCGCCTTCGTTTACCCCAAAAATGAAATCAACACCTTCGCCGCCTTCATTGTTTTTACGGCGGAACGTGTCGTATTTACCCGGATCACGCAGCCTTGCTGCATGTTCATTCGGATAAGGCCGTTCACCTACTTCAGGCATTGTTCGATCCATTCCTGCGACAAGTCTATCCGCCCAACCTTTACCAGGGTCACCACCCCACGCAGCCCAAGCCACACGTCCCGGTGATGGATAGCCCTCCTCACCTGGGCTAAACCCCTCCGCTTGCTTATCAACCTCGTGACGCGCAAACCAAGCGCTCATCGTCACAATCGTCTCATCACTCAGCTCTTCGCCGCTCAGGATCTGACTTGCACGGCGTGCCGCAACCTCAGTGCCACCCTTGCGTCCATCCTTCTTCCATTCGCGATAACGACGCGCTTCCTCGCGCATCGCATCGGTTGGCATTGCGCTCATAGCTCCTCAGGCAATGGGGCGGGCTCAGCCGGTGGTGCCACCGCACTGTCAAACAAATCCTTGTCCAGCATCACACCCGCACTGCCAGCAACCTCTTGCTCGCGGGCGATCTCTGCCACGTTGTCATCGAAGTCACCGCCACCCGATTGCGCAATGATCTGCGCCTTCGTCAGGTAACCCGCTTGCTCGGCCTCGCGATACGCCTTCACCTCCTTGAGCGGATCCACCCAGCTCCAGCCACGCGTCAGCCACCTCGGGCTGTCGTAACGCTCAGGACGCAGCTCGAAGTCTTGGAACGGCAGCTCGCCGGCAAGCACTGCAAGGTTCAACCACTCACGGAACACCCGCATGTGGAAGTTCTCAATCAGGTAGTTCTGCACCACCCGCCAATGCTCGCGATCCTCAAGCAGGCTCAACCGTGAGCTGCTGTAGTTGGTGTCGCTGAAGTCACGGCTCAGCGTTTCATAACTGCAGCCGAACCCTGATGCGAACCGGCGCACCTTGTTGCGCACGAACATCTCAAACTGCTGATCCGGTGCATCAATGTTTGGCACCGTCACGTTTTCACCCGGCGCAAGATACTTAAAGGTCCCCGGCTCGAACTCGCTGATCCGCTGATTGTTTTCGATGTCATCCGGCGTCAGCTCACCTTCGTTATTCGTAATGAAGCCCATCAGGCTGGCACCAGCTCGCGCGCGGATCACTGCAGCCTCCTCGTATCCCTGCAGCTGATGCGCGTCCGACATCACCGCATGGAACCAAGGCACCCCACGGTTCTGCCCCGGTCGCTCCGGCAGATACAGATGAATAACGTCCTCAGCCGGCAAGAACACATGCTTGTCGTTGCGCTGCGGTACGTTTTGGAACCAATAATCGCCAGGGTGACGCGTCAGCATCGCGTACCGCACCGGGCGGCCCCATTCATTCACCTCAACGCCATTACGCCACTCATTGCCGGGCTGAAGTGTTCCGCCTTGGTACTCCTCATCTAGCAGGTCAGCTTCAAGCATCTGCAGCGCCAGCGGCACTTTTGAATTCCCAAACGGGCGCCGCACAATGCGGAAAATTGCCTCACCGCTTTCCGGCAGCGCGCCAACGGCCAACCACTCAAGATCGTGGAAGCTATACCGCCCAGCAACGTCGCAATTCTCTTTCCGGCACCATCCCTTCCACTTGGTCTCGATCAGCTTGTTGATCCGCTCGTCACGCTTATTACCGCGCAGCAGCATCACCTGCGCCTGCAGCTGCACACCCGTGCCGACAACGTTGATCTGCGTTGTCCGCTTTGCCTGCTTGGCATACGGGTTGTTGCGGACCATCTCCCGCGAACGGTCACGCAACTTCCGCAAACTCGTGCGAATCTCAGCGTCAGCACTGGTCTGCGTTGCAAGCCAGTCAGCCGTCAGTCGGCTAATAATTGCGCCTTGATACATCCGCCGCCGTGGCGCAGGCGTTGGTGCTGGGGCGGCAGGCTTGCCGAACCCAAAAGCGTGCAGAATTCGGTCGCGCATGCCCATAATTAAGCGTTAAAGCGGACGAACATGTTGCGCGGATTCCCCAAACCGTTAGCAATCATCTCAGCCTGTTTTTCTCTGGCTACATCAGCCTTCAACTTACCCTCAAGCTGAATCAACTCAGCCAGGTCATAGCGCTTCAGCGTCCGGTTACCGATCCGGTATTCCTTGGTGCTACCACCAGCAAGCAGCGTCCGAATCGCAGACTGAACAGCCTCAAGGTCCTTCTCGGCCTGAGTCCGCCCGTCATACGCCCCAGGCGTGCCGACATACGCGAGCGATGGCTCAAGCGTCAGCGACCCTGATCCAAGCGTCGTATTCGCACCGCCAACCAGTGCAGTTGCAACCGCTTGCCAGAAGTAGGTCGTCGGTGCCGCAATGCTCTCAGCAACCGGCCACGTAAACCGCCAGTCCTTCACCTCGGCAACGCCAACCAGCGTCTCCGCTGCGCCGCTGGCATTCGCACGCAGGTAATAACGCAGCTCGTGCGTGCTCGCATCCAACGGCTGCCCGAACACGTCCACCGTTGCTTGGTCTAACCAAACAACCGTGTCGCCGTCTCTTGCAGTCTGTGGGATCCGCATGCTCGCAGTCTATCTCGTTACCACTGACTAACAAAGCTTTTCCTGCGCTGCTGGACAGGTTTTGGTGTCTCTTTGCGCTCGCTCGTTGGCTCCAGCTTCCGCTCCATCTGATCCCACAGTGTTCGCTTGTCGTACACCATGT